CGGGAGAGTGGAGGGTTATGAGGAGGCGATTAACGTGCTACTGGAGATGTCCAGGAGTATGCCGAAGGAGCCGGAAGTGGATGAGACGATGACTTACAACTCGGAGGAGACTTTAGAGGAAAGTTTGATAGACTAAATTATGAGTGACGAGACAAGTGTTACAAGTGGAGAGGCCATCTCGCGTGTAGAGCGCGTGGGAGGTGAGGTTGAAGCTAAGTTTGACGTGGGGGCTTTCGAGAAAGCGAGGGCTGAGGACGATGCGGGGAAGGTGAAGCCTCAGAGTGAGGACGTTCAAAGTGAGAAATCTGTTGCTGATGCAACCGCTACCGAAGGGAAGAAGGAAGGGGAGGAGGATTCAAGGGTAAATGAGTCTTCCTCCCCTTCGAGTGCTCCGATGAACCCTTTCGAGAAGAATCCTACGAAGGCGGCGCAATGGAAGGAGATGAAGACGAAGCACGCGAATGAGGTGGCGGCTTTGCAGAAGCAATTGGTTGAGTTGCAAGAGGCTCAGGGGAAGGGGTCAGAAGAGCTTGCGAAGGAGAGGGATGAGTATCGGAATAGGTTGCGAGAGGTTGCGCTTGAGCGGGATCCGGAGTTCAACCGGAAGTATGAAGTTCAGATGGAGAGCGCGATTGAGGGGGCGAGGCAGGCGGCGGGAGCCAAGGGAGATGAGCTTGCGAGTTTGTTGAAGGGGCCTGGTGGGCCTTGGCGGGATCAGAAAGTTAACGAGTTGCTCGGGGAGGTTGACGATATGTCGAAGGTGAGGCTGATGGGGGCTTTGCAGACCTTGTCGACGATTGAGTTTCAGAAGCAGAGTGAGATACAAGCGAGCTTGTCGAACTGGGGTCGGCAGCAAGAGGAGCTGAGTGTGATGAGTCAGCAACAGCAGGCGGAGACCCAGAGGCAATACGAGGAGATCTTCGAGAAGAAGTTAGGGGAGCTGCAAGGGGATGGGAAGCTGGGGAATTGGCTGTTTAAGCAGATTGAGGGGAACGAGGAACACAACAAGTCTGTGGCTCAAAGTGTTGACGAGGCGAAGATCATCATGCGGGGTCAGATGACGCCGGAGAAAGCTGTGGAGATTGCATTGAATCAAGGCGCGTATCCGAGGTTGGTGAGCGCATTCAACGATGTGGTCGCGGAGCGTGATGCGTTGCATGAGAAGCTGAACGAGTTGCAGGAAGCACAGCCGGGGATCGGGTCGCCGGGGATTACGAAGGACGGGGGGACGAACATGAAAATGGGAGATCCTCAGTATGCCCAGTATTTGGCGAATGGGATTGCGGCAGCGCAGGCACAGGATCGAGCCGGGAAGATGTAGTGGAATTGCTTGTTGTCGTGCCGCTCTCAGCGAGGAATGAGAGCTTGTTCGAAACAAACCTCGACTTGGTGAAGCACCTTGACCCGAAGGGGACGGGGTTCTCGATGTTGATCACGCATGACGGGGAGGTGAGGATCTCGGAGCTTGCGAAGAAGGCGAGAGAGAGCTTCGTGAGTGTCTTCACGATGAAGAGGAACTCAATAGCGGGGGTGAAGGAATATCCGGTGGGGGAGAATCGGGTGTGGCAGCAAAGCGCGAGGTATGTTGAGGCGAACTTCGCGAAGAGTTATAAGGGGTGGTTCTGGTGGGAACAGGATGCGTGTCCTTTGAGAAGTGGGTGGCTGAAGACAATTAAGAAGGTTTGGCAAGAAGGGGGGAAGCCTTTCTGCGGGTATGTCTACAGGGGGCCTACGGTAAGTCCTTTTATGGATCGGTGTGGTGTTTGGCCTACGCATGTGACGAGGTTTCTGCAAGGGGGGACTTTGTATGTGACGAATGCGCCGTTCGATAGAATCGCGGGGCTAGAGGCGTTGCCTAATACGTGTGAGAGTAACTACGTGTTGACAACGCAGAGTGATACGTTTCGGTTAAGTAAGATCGAGCAACGATACCCTGACGCGGTTTTGCTGCGAGGGTGTCACGGGATGGTTCAGGAGGTGTTGCAAGGGAAGAGGGAAGTGAGTGATGTCGATGAGGCTATTGCGAAGAACTTCTATCCGAGTTATCTGGAGCAGACGGAGTGGGATTGCGGGATGTTCGCGTTTCCGTTTTTAGAGAACGGGTGTTACTTTAATCCTGGGCTCGCGAGGGCGAGGGGGAAGTTGCAGCTTTTTACGAGGCAGTTTCAATATGGGGTCGGGAGGATTGAAGGTGAGCAGACGACGGACAAGAAGAGTCGGCTTGTGGTGTGGGAGATCGATGAGAGGACGATGAGTGTGAAGAGCACTAATATGATTCCCGTTGAGCCGAAGAGGCATGTGAATGAGCAGTGGGAGGATCCTAGAGCGATTGTGCATGATGGTGAGGTCTATGTGGGGTTTGCTACTTGGGTGAGAACGAAGGATTGGAAGATACGGCAGGCATTGACAAAGTTGGATTGGGATTTGGAAAAGTTTGACGTGATCGTTGAGCCGGAGTTCGGGGGAAATCATCCGAGGCCCGAGGCGGCGAGTGGGCATGAGAAGAATTGGCAGTGGTTTGTGCATGATGGGCTGTGGCACTGTGTGTATTCACCTTCGCCTCAAATGGTGTTTCGACTTGACGAGCGGTTGAGGGTTCAGAGGCATTGGAAAGGGAAGCACCGGATGAAGTGGGACTTCGGGGATATCCGAGGGGGGTCGCCGCCGGTGAGGTTGAACGATGACGAGTATTTGAGTTTCTTCCATTCGGCTTTGCAGTGGAGGGGGCCGAAGAGAAGGTATTACATGGGGGCTTACACGTTCGAGGCGAAAGCGCCGTTTGAAGTGAAGCGGATGACGAGTGTGCCGCTGTTGGTGGGGAGCGAGAGAGATTTCAGGGCCTGGGAAAGTCCGTTGGTGATCTTCCCCGAGGGGCATGTTTACGAGGAGGGGGTGCATCTGGTGACGTTCGGGGTGAACGACGAGCAGTGTGGGTGGATCAAGATTCCGAATAAGGACTTAATGAAGAGATTGGAACGAGTATGAAGTATTTCTGGTTGATTGCGACAACGCCTGTTCGGGTTGAGGAGAGGAACGCGATAGTGATGGCTCCTTGTGAAGAGGTGGCAGTAGAGGCTGTTAATTTGGGGAGTGATTCGATCTGGGCGGGGTATGTGTCGGTGAGGGAGATACATGAGGAGTTTGTGGACGGAGGACTTGATCGAGAGATTGTGCCTCATTCGGATAAAGCGAGTAAGATACTAGAGTTGTTTTAATATGAGAGTCGAAGAGGAGTTACCGAAGATGCTTTGTATCGTGTTGCCGGAAGAGCCGTGGAAGAAGCAACAAGCTGAGAAGCACTTTTTGAAAGAGGGCCTGGATGTGCTGTTTGTGGATGGCATCTACGGGCCTGTGGTTGGGCTGAGACCTACGAACCCTTTCGAGGATGATGAGCAAGGGCGGGGGAAGTATATCCATGCGAGTCAAGTAGGTTGCTACTTGAGTCACCTGGTGGCACTGAGGACGGCGTTAGCCTTTGAGTGGGACGAGTTCATTATCTGCGAGGATGATGTGAAGTTTTTGCCGGGGTTCTCGGAGAAGTGGCGGCAGTTGAGGGGGAGGTTGCCGGAGGACGCGGAAGTGGTGCAACTCGAGTATTACTTCGGGGGCGATGGGTTGGGCGGTGATTACAATCCGGAGAGGACAGGGGAGTTGCATAAGGTTGCGGAGGGTTTGGCGAGGACGGATAAGTATCCCTATTGCACCGCGTGCATCTGGTGGAAGAGGAGCGCGGCGAAGAAGGCGATTGAACTGTTGAAGCCGATCGATAAGCCGTTTGATACGTCGTTGATGATGAAGGTCTATCCCTTCGTGAGTCACTACTTGGCTTGGCCCTACCTGGCTAGTCAGAAGACGAGGATCAGTGAGTGGGCTTCGACGGTGGGGGATGCCCCGAAGGCGGAAAGCGAGCAACAGAATTGATACCCGAGGAGTGGACATCTCATTTGATCTCGACGAGGTTCTCGGCGGGGTTGGACAAAACGCATGAGCACCTGGATGAAAGGGAGGTGAGGTTCAAACTTTTCTACGGGCTCGATCACGAGGTGTCAGGGATCTGCCATACCCTGCATCCGTATGATCTGGATGATCATGCTACGCATCGGCATTTGTTGCCGAAAACGATCAACATTCATCTCTCGCACTACATGCTGTGGGCGGCGTTGAATGTGTTGTCGGAGACGCCTTACACGGGGCATCTGATCATGGAGCAAGACGTGAGATTTGAGGAGGACTGGGCTGAGAGCTTGGGAGCCGTGCTGGAGTTTCTGCCGGATGATTGGGATCTCCTTTACCTGGGGTCTTGCAACTGTCGGCATTTTGCGGGACCTGACTCGTTGCTGGGTGGGGGGCTTTATAGTGTGCCTTCCGCGAGTTGTCTTCACGCGTATGTGGTAAGGGGGAAGGCATTGCCGGTGTTGCTTGAGAGGTGTGAGAGGGTGTGGGCGCCGATCGATCTTTCGATGCACCAGGACAGGTCGAGGAGGGGGACGAGAGCTTTGAATAGTTACGCGGTGTTTCCGAGGTTGGCAACGCAGTTGGACACGAGGATACCTGAATAACCTATGCTTCCTTTAACGTTTGCTGTGACGCTTGCTGATTGGTCCGAGAACCAGGATATGCTGCGTATGATGTTGGCCTCCTTGAAGCGGCAGACAAGGAAGGACTTTAACGTCATCTTGGTGGATCATCATTACCAAGCGAGGAAAGGGGCTGTAAGAGAGTTAAGGGGTGAGTGCGACTTTGAAGTTCTGCACATGCCACATTTCCCTGCTCCTCATGTGGCGAAGCGTTACATGGATTGCTCGGTGTTCAATGCAGGCTGGGTGATGAGTGAGGCAGAGAGATGTGTGCGATTCTCGGAATGGCGTTTTCTTAAATCGGATTTCGTGGCGACGTTGCTAGCTGAGAAGGCTGAAGCTTTCGTAGATTTCTACTTTCACGAGATACCGGAGGGTGCTGACGTTTGGGATAGGGAGAGGGCACGGATTAAATGGGAGAACGTAGGGGATTACCCTGAGAAGTTTGAGCTATTCTTCAGGACACCGAGTAACTGCTTTGCCAATAATGCTTTGTCTAGGGAGCTTTGGTTGGATGTGAATGGTTTCAACGAGGTTTCGTTCAACTTCTTTCATTGGGAGGACATCGATTATGACGCTAGGTGCGGTCATGCGGGTTACTCGGGTAAACGTATCCCGAATCAGATGTTTCGAATTCACCACCAATACGGGAGTCTACAGAACAGGGCTAAGAGGGAGATGGAACTACCTTTCAAGAGTCTGTGTGCGAGGTGTGAGGCTACGCATAGTAAGGCCGTGAATGAGATAGGCGCTGTCTCTCATCCGCAATGGGTGGAGTGTTTCTCGAAACGTGAGGGAGGTATGGGTAAGGTAGAGCAGAACGGGAAAACCTGGATGGTGTGTGAGGATTGCAATTTCATCTTCCCCGCGCTGCCTGATGACGACATAGTCGCTTATGCGAGTGAGGATAAGCATTACAAGAGATCTCCGATTAACGTATCGGGATCGGGGAGGAATCTGAGGCGTTTGAGCGATGACTTGAAAGGTAAGAGGTGGGAGGAGAAGATCGAGATCTTCAATGCTTCGTGGACAAACCCGAGATACTTGGAGGAGGATGTTGAGTATGGACTATGAGGCTTGCCACAACGCTTTCAAAGGGAACGAGGAGTTATGTGAGGCAGTTCTGAAGTTCAGTGATATTAGCTACTTTCTTCCGATACTCTACTTCGAGGTTCTGATGAGAGGCGAGACGACGTCTATTGAGAATGTGGTGGAACTAGGTTCACGGGAGGGGGAATCTTCTGTTGCGCTTTTCTCTGCCATTTGCGAGTTGAATCGTTGTTACGGTTACAACGGGGTCTTCACTTCGGTGGATATCGACGCTGCCTGCGAAGAGGCTTTGAAGGAGCGGCTTGGGAGAGTAGGGGAGAGGGGTTGTTGGCGTCATATCGTGGGCGACTCGATCGAAGTTAGATGGACAGAGCCGATTGACTTCCTGCTCATTGATACGTCACACGAGGAGGAGCAGACGAGGAAGGAACTGGAGAAGTGGAGTCCGTTCATCAAACCTTCGGGGACGATCTGGCTGCATGATACGAAGAGCACTGAGGGCGTTAGGAGAGCCGCGCTCGCTTGGTTGGAGAAGCAGGGTGCTGGTTGGGAATGGTTCGAGGCTCCTACATATGCAGGTCTGGGATGGTTGAGGAGATTATGATCACGATCGCTTACATGACGAATCGGAAGGTTTGCCACATTCGCTGGTTCCTCGATTCGCTGAAGAGGGAGCTGGACGGTTCAGATGAGGAGGTCCAACTCGTTGTGGTGGACTTCTACAAAGGTTTGCGAGAGCTTGATCTTCGTGATGATCTAGCTGTCACTCACGTTAAACCAAAACCGTGCGTTTGGCAAGGGGAGTATCGACTAACATCAAGGGATTATTTTGCGGCAGCTAACGCGAGGAATACGGCTGTGTGTGTGGCGAAGGGGGACTACCTAGTGTGTGTCGATGATCTGAGTGTCTTGGTGCCCGGGTGGCTCAAAGAGGTGGAGAGGGCTAGGGCTGAGGGCTGGGTAGCTTGCGGGAGTTACGGGAAGGTCAAGGAGTTGAGGGTGAGTGAGGGCAGGATACGAGGTTTTAAGGGACTGGATGAGGAGGCTTTGAGTAAGGCTTTACCGGGGGATGTGGGGAGGGGTATTCTGGAGGGGATGGAGAAGGGGTTTTCTGGCGGGGTGGACTCGAGGTTGAAGAAGATCACTCATTGGGATCCTTTGAGATGTGATGGAGGTTGGGCCTTCGGGTGTAGCTTCGGGGCTCCTTTGAATGCGATCTTGCAGGTGAATGGTTGGGACGAGGATAACGATTCTATGGGCGGCGAGGATTATGCGATGGGGATTATGTTGGTGGCGCAAGGGTTTAAGCTTCACTACATCCCGAGGATGATGACACTCGAGAGTGAAGAGGATCATGGGAACGAGGAGCCTTTTCTGCGTATTATCAAAGAACTGAAGGGGAAGCCTGATGCCTCGCATGTCATGCTGAATTGGCTGAGGACAGGGCGAAGGAAGAAGAGTTTGAACTACATGGGGTCAGGGGGATTGAGAGGTTTGCGGGATTTGGTGCTTTCGACGGGGAAGTTTCCGGTGATCAAGATACCGCAACACGATTGGAGAGACGGGCAACCTTTGAGAGAGATGTGAGATTATGACAGCGTTGAGTGAGAAATTAGAGCATTACGTGAACACTTTCATGCCGACCATTCACGGTTGGTGTGATCCTTTCAAGGCGAGGGACATTATAAAAACGGTGCTCGAGGACAAGCCGGTGATCTCAGTTGAGATTGGGGTCTTCGCTGGTAGATCGTTGTTTGCGGTGGGTGCCGCACTAGAGGAGATTGGGGCGAATGGGCAGGTTTACGGGATAGATCCTTGGAGTTCGGAGGCGTGCGGGCAAGGTTACGAGAAGGATGATCCGAACAAGGAGTGGTGGGATAGCGTGAATATGGGAGCTATTGAGCGGAGCGTTTATGACGTAAGGTCTTACTTGAACCTGACGCACAGGGTGCAACTTCTGAAAGCCAAAGCGGTGAGTGCTTACCCTAGATTTCAAGAGTGGCACAAGAAAGACTCTCCTATCGATTTTCTCCACATAGACGGGAATCATTCGGAGGAGACTTCAAGTGCTGACGTGGAGCTTTATCTGCCTTTGGTGCGAAGTGGGGCTACCGTGTTCATGGACGATACGAACTGGGAGTCGACGAAGAAGGCTCAAAGAATGCTGCTCGAGTTTTGCGAGGAGCCGAGGATTGAGGAGAGTGAGTCGCATTGCTATGGAGTTTACAAGAAGAAGTAGCGAGACGTTCTTGCTTGTTGTGTTGGCGTTCGTGGTAGGTTTTCTATTCTCGATGATCCTGACGGCTTTAAGCTCTTCCTCTTTGACAGCGGAGGCGGAGAAGCGGACGGAGAGCTACCGGCAGGCATACATGCACGTTATGACTGAGCTAGAGATGATGAGAGAGACCTTGAAGATGACGGAGATCTATGCCGAGAGTCTGAAGAAGAAGAAAGCGAAGGACAGTAGCCCATGAAGAGTTATAGTCAAGTGGGTCAGGATTTGTGGGCTCTCGAGAACGTGAAGGAGAGTCGGACGTATCTCGATGTGGGTGCGAGTCAGGCGATCTTTCACAATAACACCTACCTGCTCGATTTGAAGGGCTGGGAGGGTCAATGCTTCGACAAGGACGAGGAGCACCGGGAGGAGCATGAAAGGATGCGGACCAGTGAGTTCTTCGTGTGTGACGGACTGAGCTATGACTGGGGGACTCATTTTGAAGGGTTTGCCACGAAGAGCTTGGGTTACCTGTCGCTGGATTGCGATGAGGATTCGACGGGGGTTATGGAGAGGATTCTGGGCTATGTGCGCTTTGAGGCGATTACGGTGGAGCATGATGCTTACCTGCACGGAAATAAGTATCGAGGAGAACAGAGGAGGTTTTTGCGGGACCGGGGATATGTGTTAAGTCACATGGACGTGAAGTGCGAGCATGGGGGGTTTGAGGATTGGTGGTTGACACGTCCCGAACTTGTGCGATAATCGAGTGGTCGGATTACTATGGGCCAGGCTCTGCCCGTCGCAAGACAAAGAGCTATTCCGTCGAGTGTTAACTCACTTTACCAGGTCGGAATAGTCCCGTTGACCGGGGACAAACAGGAGACACGGACGAGTCGCGAGTGCGATTCGAGTAGCTGTGTCTCGTAAACTTAACTGTTTGTCAGTATGTCTTGCGAAGCTGTAACTAATTTCGTGCATAACGAGACCGGAAGGTTCGTTGTGCCTATCATGCAGAGGCGCGTTTTTCAGCGTAGTCTCTGGTTAAACATCATCCGCCGTGGCGAGTGGCTTAATGGAATGGGCCCGTCACTCAACGTTCTCTTCTACGAGCGTAGTGCTCCCACTGAGGCGGATCCGACATGGACAAATATCCATCCAAGCGGCGTAATCCCTGACGGGGCTGCTGGTGGTAGCTGTCTGCCTCCCTCTGAGAAGATCCCAATCGCCTCGACCACGAGAAGCTTTTCGCTCGAGCGGATTGCGAGAGAAGGTCCTGATATCTGTAACATCGATATCATGCCTGCCTTCGACTTGCAGAACCAGCTTGAGAGCGTTGCCGGGATTCTGGGCGATTACTCGCGGATCTTGTGGGAAATCAAATATCGACACGAGTATTTCCGCTTGTGTCAAACCAAGGTCGTTGTTGACGACTGTGCGAGCGGGGCTACGAGTTCTGATACGTTGGCAACGACGTATCCTTCGGCTTGTCCTACACAACCTCTTCATATGGCGATTGTCCGCTACCACTTCATCGAGCAAATGCGTGATGGGGCGGGAGCTGACGCTTTGCTGAGGGGTGCCGGCGGTTCGCCGCTGGGCATCATGATCGTCTCGAACGAGACACGAGGGAACATCATCCGGCAGAATGGCGATATCCGAGAAGATATCCGCGAGAGTAACATGAACAACCTGCTCGTGCGAGCGTTTGGTGTTTCACACTCTTACGGGGACATCGCATGGTTGGCTGATCCGTATCCTCGTCGTTTCTCTTGCTCGGGTGGCACGTTCACCGAGATCCCGGCCTTCGCGTTGGGTAGCAATGCTACACGAGGACAAGAAGCTGTCGTCAATCCTACGTGGAAGACGGCGGCGGATGAAGAGTCCTTCTTGTTCGATCCCGAGGTGATGGAGTCTCTGATTCCTCGTCCTCCGACTGCACCACATCCGAACTTCCAGTTCGATCCTGTGAACTTCACGGGCGCTGTGACGTTGAAGAACATCATCGATCGAACCTGTAACCCTGATGGGACTGTGATCTATCACCGTCTCCAGTTGGGTCATGCAGGTAAACCGAAAGAGACTTGGCGCGGAGTGGCGTTTGTCCACAATCGTTGTGATCCAATGGGCTGCACTCTCGTCTGCGCCTCCTAACCTGAACAGATAAGGAGAAACGAATATGAGTGTAGCAGTAGATGCAACGCAACGTGACGGGAGTATTCTAAATACTTCCGCCGCAACCGCGAATCAGGTTATCACGACCACCACGACTGTCGATGATCAGGCTTATGCCATCGTCGCTCGGGTTTACGGGGTGTCGACTGATAACTTCGACGAGGCTTTTTTCTATGAGATGAAAGCCTGTTTCTTGAACGATGGCGGGACGCTCGCACAGGTGGGTGCTACCGCAACAACGGTGAATATCGAGACTGTGAATGCCACTCCTTCGCTAGCTGCGACAGGGAGCAACATCGAGGTTCGGATTACACCGGCTGATTCGACTCCCATTACGTGGCGAGCCGACATCGAGATTCAAGCGATCCAGCAGTATATCGCCAATGGCGGTTACGCTAAGTAACAATCAACCGGGGAGGGTAACCTCCCCCTTTTAACTTTTTATGGCAACATTCAATAACGCGGCTCTTCTCGCTCTAGGTGGGCGAATGAACCAATCTAACGTCTCCGCTTACAACAAGGACGACGTGATGAAACTGACGCTGCAAGCGTTGGGCGAACTAGAGTTAACTGCTTCGACTTCTTCCGCTCTAGCAACGTTGTCATCTTCGGATACTTCACAGACACTTACCGTGGATGCTACCGCTGGAGGGGTTCAGCTCTCGGCTTTCTCTGCTGATACGACACAGGTGTATGTATCGGTTCAAGATCAAGCGGTAAGGGTAACCTTCGACGGGTCGGCACCGACTACGTCTCATGGGCATACGCTCGAAGTAGGTTATCAAGAGCTTTGGTCGAAAGACCTCGCTACTGCCGCCAAGTTCATACGCGATAACGGCACGGACGGACAAGTCCACGCCTCACCCTTAAAGTAATATGCCTTTAACTCGATCAGGAACTTCCGTTAGGGAGTATAAAATTCCCTCTTTCTACGAGGCGAGCAACGAAACTCAAGTCAAACAGATCCCCCGCCCTGTCGATAAGTCGCACGCCATCATCGGCACGGCAGACGACGGGAGAATCTACAAGTTCGACGCAACTAGTTCGGCTGCTGATGATGGATACGAAGTGCTCCAGGCTAACGACACTACCTGGAGTGGTCGCTGGTTGTTGACCGCTTTCGGTGGTGCCGCGAGCGGTGCGGGGAGTGGTATCTACAATGTCAAGAGCTTTGGGGCTGTTGGTGATGGAATCACGGATGACAGCACAGCTATTCAAGCTGCCGTCGACGAAGCAACTGCTGCCGGTAACGGAGGTATTGTGTTCTTCCCGCTCGGGACTTACAGCATCGAAACCACCATTGACCTCGCGGAGGGTATCCGGATGCAAGGGGTTGTGGCTCTGGACACTTCAACGGCTGATCACGGTTCTGTGATTGACAACGAAACCGGAGGAGTGGCCTTCAAGGCTTTGCTGGGAGGGGGCTCGCTTGATCGCACGGCTGTTTCGATCGAGCATCTAAGATTCACAGAGGGCACTGCCACAGGCGGCACATACGCTGTCCAGCTTGCAAGTGTCGTGAACGGCTACGTTCAAGATTGCTCGTTCAGCGGGCATAACAATGGTGCGATTCTACTCGATAACTGTATCGGGTTGGACATTGATCGGATCTCCATCACGAGTGCCGATAATGCGGGTATCTTGACCTCAAACGCCAACTCTAGTATCCGGATTCGCAATAGTTACTTTGCGGTTGCAGGTAGTGGTGATGGGGCTGTCCAGTTTGGGAGCGGGGCTGTTGAAGACATCACCATTGAGGATAATCAGTTCACCGCGAACAACGGGAAGGGGGTCTACTTTACGAGTGGCGCTGGGATCACAGCCAAGGCGATTCGCATTCTCAACAACCTCTTCGAAAACAACGATGGGGCAAGTTCGGCGGACGAGGATCTCTATTTCAAAAGGACTACTTCGACTGTCTACACCGGCTGTTTGATCTCGGGCAATAGGTTCACTAGCTCGGGAACCGGATATGCGATGCGCTTTGAGGGACTTCAAAGTTCGTCTATCCGAGACAATACAGCCTCTAATGCTACCCCTGTCAGCTTGTCGTTGGATGCGAACTCGCAAGACAACTTGATCGAGGCGAACACCTTCGCAGGCTCTTACAGCGACTCCGGCACGAACAACGAGCGGGTTGACTCCACCAACGAGTTCGTGGGGCTACAAACAAAAGACTTTGTCAACGACCGGACGAATGCACGGCAAGCGGCGAATGGGGAATACTTTGACGGGGCGTCCTCACTTCTGAGCTGTGGCGATAGTGCATCGTTATCTTTTGGAGATTCTACAAACGACAGTCCCTTTTCGTTGACTGCGATCATCCGTCCAGATTCGCTATCTTCTGACTTTGAAATCGTTGCGAAAGCCAACGCCAACTTCTCGTTTGAATATCGGTTTTGGGTCGATAACTCAGACAACAAGCTGAGGTTCGTTACCTATGATAATGCGGTGGGCGTCTACATCGGCGTGGTGGGGTCGACAGCGTTGGTGGAAGGCCAAACCTACCACGTTGCAGCGACCTACGATGGCGACGCAACGGGATACACAGATTTTAAGATTTACGTCAATGGCGTTGCGGAAACTGTCGCGGATAATTCAGCGGGCGTTTATACAGCGATGCACGACACAACGACGCCGTTGCAGATTGGATACTCTAAACCTTCCGCAAATAGTTACTCGGAGGGCGTCATCCATAGCGGTCTTGTTTACGCCCGTGAATTGACTGCGGCTCAAGTGCTCGCGTTATCGGAAAATGGGAACACTCCCGAAACAGACGACCAATGGGCAGACAATACTACGCAGACCAGCGGCACGTTGACTGTGGGACAGAAATATCGAATTGATACCTACGTAAGCGCAGATGACTTTACGAACGTCGGGGCAGGATCTAACGCTACCGGGGTCGAGTTCGTAGCGACCGGAACAACGCCAACAACCTACTCCAACGGGTCCACCCTTAGAACTATCGGGTGTGTGGTTGCTCTACTCCCAGAAAACATCCGCTCCTCAAACGGAGATTGGAAAGACGCCAGTTCGAATGACCTAGACGCAACTGCAACCTCAGTATCAGTCCTTCGCAAACCAGCTCCGCAAATGGCGCACGCTCCGAGTGATTCCGCCTCGGACATCATTGAGGAGATCACCGCAGGGGACGGTGCGACCGTGCTGCATCGTCGACACGGTAACGGGGTGGTCAAGAATGGCGTCATCGCGTTTCAGCGGACGGCAGGTCACGGCTACGACGAGATTATCCAGACTGGAGCCATTGCTGACAATGCGACTTGGGTGTTGAATGATAACATTCTTGGCTCGCAGGTTCGCGGGTTCATCACAGTCACTAACTCTCAAGGGGCGGGTCTCCAATGCGCGATCGTCGCATTGCAGGGGACGAACGGTGCTCCGGTATTGGTCTCTGATCCCTTTTCAACTTGGAGCATCACAGCTACCACAGCGTCAAAGATCAACATCTATACGGATGCTGGAAACAGCAACAAAACGACCATCGAAAACAAGACGGGCGGAACGATCAATCTCACTATCCGAGTTCAATCCTACTATTTAGCGTAAACTTAAACACAAGGAAAATCATGACTACTCCCTACGGGGCTGTTGCCCTTTCAGAAGATATCCGAAACACACGAGCGCAGCTCAAGGAGCTTGCGGACGTTGCCCAGCAAGGCGTGGCTCTCGCTGACACTGTCTTGGGGCCAGAAAATCTAGGGTTCAGAATCGCCAAAGGGGAAGCACCCAAGGAAAAAGAGATTGCTCCGTTGCAAGCCCAATTCGCAAGACTCAAGGCAAAACTCGATGCCCTGAACTCGGCTATTGAAGTCAAGACGGTCAAGGATTACACGAAACTTGCCTCCGCTGAAGCTGCTACACCAATAAAGCTTTAACAGTGAAGCCACACTACTCAGACTGGGCACAACTGTATTATGGCTAGCACACTTCCATCGGTCTCGGACTGTTGCTCTCCCTGCAACGGTGAGGTAACAACGCAAGTCCCTGGGCCTACTGGGGCCTCGGGGTCTAATGGGTCCAACGGCACCGATGGAACTAACGCCTTTACTACCTTGACGGCACAATACACGATGCCCGCCGAAGGTGCGAGCAGTAGTGCGACTGTGGCGGACTCCGAGTGGATGTCTGCGGGGATGGTCGTCTACGTCGAGAATCTGGGTCACATGCAGGTGGCGGCAGTCACGTCATCACCGTTCACTTCTGTCTCTCTAACGAATCTTGAAGATACCGCTACCTCGGCTTACACTTCGAACTCGGCACCAGGCACGATAGCGGCAACGAGTTCAAAGATTTCTCCAGCAGGTTTACAAGGCCCAGATGGTGATACGGCAGGAAATGCTCCTGACTCAGCTAGCTACATCACGGTGAACGCTGAAGCGTCCCTCTCGGGAGAGTCTGCGGTCTCCGCTATGGCAGCACCCGGGGCAGGAACTTATGGGGATGTGCTCGAGGATCAATCGGGCACGATGGTCAAAAGGGCTATCGGGGTTGCTCACGAGAACTCGGTCACGGTCGATGACGCAGCGGGCTTGACTACGGGGTTAGTCGTAACGGCTACCGCGAACGGGATAGAGACGCCGACGGCAGCTACCGCTAGGACAGCCTTGGGGCTTGGGTCTGCCGCTACAGCATCTACGGGAGCAGCGAACGGGAATGTGGTTCTGGTCGATGACGCCGGGGGACTCTCGAATGGGAGAATAGCTTTCGCGACAGCTTCGGGGATCGAGTCGAAGACTTCGGCTAATGAAACTACTGCGATTGTTCTAGCAGGGGGTTATGGGTTGCTCGGGGAGTCATTGGGTGTGGATCTTGACAACGGAGGCACTGTCCCTGCGGACGTGGCTACGATCACGATGCCAGGGGGACGTTACCGGATCGATAAAATCACTTGGCAGGGCTCATCGGCGGCTATCGGGACTGCTGCTGTAGGTATCTACACAGGGGCAGGTGCAACGGGGGACACGTTAGTGACTCCGGCAGCGATAACTCTACCCACTGTGAACGATTATGAGGATGCGACGAATAACGCAGCGACGATAGGGGCCAAGGTTTATACCGTTACTACGATCTATGTCCGTCTGACGACTGCCGAGGGAGCGGCGGACACGGCGAATGTTCACGTTTATGGTTGGAGGTATTCATGATTTATGAGCGACGAAGAAGTCAAAGAGTTGAAAGAAACTCTCAACGAGATCAAACGTTTGCAAAACGATCAAGGCAGGAAGCTCCACGATTTAACCGTAGCTATAACAGGGGATGATAGCAAAGGTTTAGAAGGTGTCGTTCAACGCCAAAAGAGTCAGGGTCAAAGGATAAAGATAATCGAGTGGTTAGGGAGCGGAGTGTTGATCTTCCTCATCATCTCGAACGAGATGTTTAGAACATTGTTCGTGACGTTATTGAAATGAAAAAGTTCCTCGCAATTCTACTGGTTCTCGGTTTCACAGGCTGTATGTCCTCGATGCTTCCTCAGAAGCGCACCGAGAGTGTTCAAGCTACTGAGAGTATCGCGAACGCGCAGAACTTGATGATTGAGAAGGTCACAACGAGTGGGATGGGGGCGGATGGACAACCTTTTCACGAGGAGCTTAAGCTCTCTCACGACTCTTCTTCGAACGCTGGAGCGCGGGAGGATGTCTCTTCTAAGATCTCGATCCCTGTTATGGTTTCGATCTTCATCGGTTGCCTAGGTCTCGTTCTCTTGATGGGTATGTGGATTCTCTTCTCGAAGTTCTCGAATCTCGGGCGTGCTGCCGATAACGGTTTGGCTACTCTCGCACGGAGTATTCAAACGATGGCAGCTACGGTGCCGGATCCGACGGTGAAGGCTCAACTACTCGGGCTATTAAGTGAGGCAGAGAAGCAAAGAGGTAAGCTGAAGTGAGCATCGCTGATCAGTTCGGTTCCTATGCAGGCTTCAACATCGTAAGACGAGGAGTCAACACCTCGCTTGCGTCAGAGGCTATCCCGGCTGATCAACTCGCATGGATGGTGAACGGGACTACTCGGAATGGGTATCCTCAGTGTCGCCCGGGCTGGAAGCAGCGAGTGCTTAGATTTTTAGATGAGGACGGGGCTGTTGATACGGCGGTTCGAGACGCTTTCGAAGACGGGTGCTGGCAAGGCGCTCACCCTTACACCGATACAAGAGGTGCGACCTCGATCATCGTATCGATCTCGGGGCGGATCTTCCGTCTTGACCTCGACTCATATGAGGTTACCGACCTCTCGACATCGTCGGGAGAGACGAACCCCTCGAATCTGAACAAGGTTTGGATGGTCCAAGCGGAGGAGTTCTTGATCGTTCAAGACGGCTCCTCTGTGCCGCTTATCTACAACGGGGCGAGCTTACGTCGAGCGGAACCTAGGTCAACGACGGGGAGTGACGAGGTTCCGGTGGGCACTGTGATGGCTTACAACAAGGGCCGTCTGTGGGTGGCATTGCCCGATGGGAAATCTTTTGTGGCCGGAGACCTCACTTACTCGGTGACGGGTCAGACGAAGGACTTGCTCTCGTTCACGGAGAACAACTTCCTCAACGGGGGAGGGGCCTTCACTGTGGGCGAGGATGCCGGTAAGATCGTGGCGATGAGATCGGTGGCAATTCAGGACACGACGACAGGTCAAGGACCGCTTCAGGTATTCACTACCAAAGGGGTTCTCTCGGTGGACGCGCCGTTCGATCGCGATCAGTGGCAGAACTTACGTTCGCCTATTCAAACAATCTCCATTCTCGGAGCAGGGGCAGTATCGCAGAACTCGACTGTGAATGTCAACGGGGATATCTGGTTCAGATCAGCCGATGGAGTTCGCTCCTTCTCGATAGCGAGACGCGACCACGGGACTTGGGTGAACACAGCCCTCTCCTCGGAGGTTGACCGTATCCTCGAGCGGGATAACGCGCACGCTCTTCAGTTCGGGAGCGCGGTGCTCTTCGATAATAGGCTTTTACAGCTCGCGGCGCCTTACCGTTATACGGATTCGAGCGGGGTTGAGCATGGTTATGTCCATCAGGGTCTCGTGGCACTAGACTTTCACCCTGTGTCGAGCATGTTCGAGCGGGGTCGGCCTCAGTGGGAGGGTGTCTGGACAGGGCTGAACATGCTCCAAGCGGTTTACCATCAAGACGCTGATCGCTGTCTGATCTTTACCCTCGATACCTCGAGCGATGATATCCAACTGTGGGAGTTGTCGAAGGAGGACAAGTTTGACTCGGAGGATAACGCCATCGAGTGGGTGGTCGAGACTCCCTCGTATCGGTTTAACGACGACGGGTGGAGCTTGAAGAAGCTAAGGACGGCTTCGATCTGGTATGACCGGTTGACGGGGCAGGTGGACTTCGTGACGAAGTTTCGACCGGATAACGAGCCGGTGTGGCAAGCTCATCACTCTTGGCAGGAGCAGGCGACCTACAAGGATTGCAATCTTGTTCCGTGTAATACCCCCTCTAACTACCGGGAGCAGTATCGCTCGAGGGTTCGGTTGCCTGAGTTTACAGGGGATTGCGACACGGTGACGCTGAAACCTTACGCGAATGGGTATACTTTCTCGATGCGGATCGAGATTACAGGTTTCGCGAGGATCAAACGGTTGCGTTTAGAGGGCATGGAGATTCCAGAGGATTACAGCGGGGCTTGCCCGCCTGCGGCAGTGTCCGCGACGTCGGTCACAGGGTGCCCAGAAGACGATTTTAGTTACACAACCACCACGTAATATGGCAGTAGCAACTCTCAAGATCATACCGGGGACGCTCCCTACGGGCTATTGCTGGCCTACTGACCCGCAGACCTACAACAACGATATCCTCTCGAGGGCAGTTGTCAACTTTGAGTCCTCGTCGTTTACGGTGGTCATCGTGTCGAGCGCACAACCGGCGGCAACGGATCGAGATAAGCTTTGGCTCGATACTGACAATGATCGTATTTACAGATGGGATGGAGGGGCCTGGATACATCGACATCCTTACGAGGCGAACGGGAAGGTTCGGTTGTGGTATGCGGGAACCCTTACGGAGCTTTTGACCTTCGACGGAGGTGCGTCGGGGACCGTTGGAGCGTCGAGCGGGCCTATGTGGGAAGAGGATACGACTTACCAAGGGCGATTTCCGCTCCATGCGGGGGCGCTTCCTACGAGTGCTACTGTGATCGGGAAAGGGGATACGGGAGGAGTTGACCAGGTTACTTTGGCCTCGAATCAGCTTCCGGATCATACGCATCTCGGTAAGGCTTATGTGCGAATCTCGGGCGGGAACCAACCGAACGACCCTTCAGGGTTGACGGATGACGGGTTTCACGAGAACTCGGGGCACACTCATGGCTCGTCGGCAACGTCTTTCGATGTGATCGGGGTGCAAACGACGAGTCTGGAAGGGACATCTGGAGAAGCTTTTGACTCGCTTAATCCGTATAAAGCGGGATACTGGATCAAGAGAACGGGACGATTGAACTACAAGGGATCGTAAATGAGTTTCCTGACGCTAGGCGAAGCGAAGTCGACAGTCGCAAGAGCACTCGGTATGTGCTCGACGGATTCCCGTGTCGCTGACCATATCAACGAAGCGCAAGAGCGTCTGTTGAACCGTCCTAATCAGTCAGTCGGAGGGCTCGCGAGGTATCGATTCTGTATCAACGATAGTTGTATCGTGCTTCCGAGGCAGATCCGCACTGTGGAGAGCTTCGCGGTTTGTAATACCCCGGGCATCGTTCGCCCAATCTGGCATGAGTTTCTAGGGAACGGGACTTATCTCTATGACGGGGATAAGTCGATTGGGCGTGAGTTGCTGGATCATGGGAGGGTGGCGACATTCAACTCCGTGGCGAGCGGGAAAAGCATCACCTCAATTGCGATTACGGCAGGGGGTAGTGGGTATACGTCTGCACCGACGGTGACTTTCACGAATGACTCTACCGACACGACAGGTAATGGGGTTACGGGAACGGCTGTCCTGACAGGGGATGCGGTTACTTCGGTGACGATTACGAACTCGGGTTCGGGTTACACCACGGCGCCTACGATCTCGTTCTCGGGAGGAGGGGGCACAGGAGCTACCGCGACGGCGAGTATCGGGTATAACCGCAAGATTCGGGCTCTCTCGAGCACGGCTGCGGATGATGCTGGGAAAATCGTGACCGTCATGGGCTACGATGAGAACGCTCAGTGGATCCGGACAGAGGTTGCAGGGACTTGGATCGACGGTGAGCAATTAACTTTAGCAGCGACTGCTGTAAACTCGACTAACACTTTCACGAAGGTAACGAGGGTAGTGAAAGAGGTGACTGACGGTCGAGTAGATATGTGGACTTGGGATTCAACAGCGTCGATAGAGCAGAGGCAGATAGCGGCTTACGAGCCGAGTGAGACTTTGCCGACGTATCGAAGAATGCTTTTCCCGGGTCTATCGAATTACGGGGCGTGCGCGGCGTCTACCTCCTCGTGTGAGAACAAATCTCTCACTGTTCTTGCAAGGCTTCGCCACGTTCCCGTATCGGTAGACAACGATTTTCTCGTGATCGATAACTTAGCTGCGATCAAACTAATGTGCATGGCGATACAGAGAGAAGACCAGAACAGGATACGGGAGGCGGAAGCCTTCGAAGGGAAAGCACTCCGCGAGATCGAGGGGGAACTCTCAGCGCATCTTGGCGACGGAGTAAAATTCGATATCAAACACGTAGACGGGGGCTCCGGAGGAATGGAAGTCTTTAACCCAATTTAGTTATGCCGATAGGATTAGGTGCAGGACTTGCGATGTCAGCGGTAGGCTCTATAGGAGGCTCTGTGCTCGGAGGTCTCATAGGTGGCGGTAGCAAGCCCAAAGTCCCGAAGTTTCATGCAGTGGACGCGGGCGAGCAACAAACGCAGACCATCGAGGATAACCGGCAGAGCTTAGCCTCCCTGGAGGCTCTCGGACGGGAGGTCAACGCGTTGCAGATCAGGAACCAACGAGCCGCGTTAGATGCTGGCTTGCCCGGGCAGTTTGCTCAAGCAAGTTCGAATGTATCGGCGTTGCTTAGAGGCGAGATTCCGACCGATGTATCACAACAAGTTCGACGAGCTTCAACGGCACGTAGCTTCGCGGGAGGCTTTCAAGGCGCGGGACTTAGCTCGAACTTGACCGCGAGGGATCTCGGGTTGACGTCGCTTGGGTTGCAGCAGACAGGTTTCCAGCAATTCGGGGCTCTAGCTCAACTGATCAACCCCAACCCGTTTAACGTGCAAACGATGTTCTTCTCTCCTCAGCAACGTTTGCAACATGCGACGAATGAGCGGAATGCCCGTTTCCAACGTGATCTCATGGCGGCTGGGGTGAAAGCTGCCCCTTCACCCATGCAAGCGGCGATAGGCCGGGGCGTGAGCGCCTTCGGGCAAACGGTAGGTCAATTTGGGGCTCTCGCAGCAGGACAAGCGTTTATGAAACAGAGCGTTCAAGCCTCTAATGTTCCTACCCTTTCTAAGAACAATGTTCAAGGAGGCTTCCCTAACACAGGGCAACCAGGTAGTGGGGGCTTGATGGGGATGTTCGCATAAGGTTAGGTATGGCAGATACAGTAGCACAGATTTTTCAACAGGCTCAGTTCGCGACAGGGGGCCAAGGTTTCGGAGACTTCTTTGCGAGAGGCGTGCAGATAGCCCAGCAGGATCGTCAACTCGATCAAGCGGATAGACGACTTAATCTGGAAGAGGAGCAGACTAGGCTAGCTAACATATCAACTGCTCTGAAAGTTAAAGCGGGAGAAGCGTCGCAACTGGCTCAATTGGCGATGCAAGAACAGGACGTGATTGCTAATCAACGTATTGCTCAATGGTATAACTCCGGCTCGCCCGTGGATCAGATCGATGAGGTGATGCAATCGACCTATGGCACATCGGAAGATAACCCGGTGCGTGATCAATTTATTAAGAGAGCGGACGCGCTCATGACTCTGCAAGATAGAGTGAAAGAGAGGGCTCAGATCACATCCGAGGAGAGAGCTGCACGTCCCACTTTAGAGCAGCAGCAGTTGGCTCGTCAAAGGATCATAGACTTGGTTGGTCCTGCCGCTAAGCTATCAGTGGACGCCGAAGGGAACGTGACAGGCTCAACGCCTACAGGGCGTAATATCACAACTAGGATAAACCCGGACGGTACTGTTGAGGTTATTGAGACATCGGGTGCCGGGGAAAGCTCTGGACTGTCTGCGGCAGGGATTAACAAGGTTGAGGAGGGTCTAGGGGCTGCTACGGACGTAGCGGTGATGGGAGCTAACATGATCAACATGGCTGATCCCTCGACGATAGGGCCAGGGGGTCTAGTCTCTAGGATACTTGAGCGTTTGGGGGTAAATGATCCTGGGGCAGCTTCGGACTTGGCTACGCAACTGCCGCTTTTTCGAGCTAAAATTGTTCCTCAGTTGAAGTCGGATAGCAACATAGCTGAACCTGAACGAGCGGGACTCACAAGAGAGCTTGAACTCAACTTCATCGACAACCCGAAGAGATATAAACGTGCAATGGCTAGAACGTCTCGTCTGTTGGTCGAGAGTGCGAAACGTAAAGCGCAACGTGCAGGTTTGAGTATTCCCGATAGCTTGAAGGTGGATCAACTTGACGTCTCCTTGTTGACTCCTAGGGAGATCATGGAGAGGTTTCATTCGGGTGGTTTTGGGAAGATAGCAACAGATGAAGCGACTCTCAAACGTCAGGTCCAAAGGGTCAACGAATTGATGAATCAATCGTCCTTTAAGGACAGCGAGGGGTCTGTGTTAAACTTCTTGAAGGAAGACTCATAATCGATGCCCGACTTTACCTCACAGATAATGGAAGGTATCGAGACCGCTGCTCGAACCGAGAGTCTCCCGGTAGACATTGATCTCACACCTGATCGACCTCTAGCTTTTATCGAGGATGATCCTAGGCTCGCTGCGGATACGACCGTAAACTTCTTGTCTAGGCATTCTCGACGTGATGAGGAAGGTGCGTTCATACCCCTTGACACGGAAACAGGAGTCGATTTTCTCACACGTTCTAAGGTAGGTCTCACAGACAACGAGGAGAGGCAGCAGGAACTCCTACAACAAGCTTTTAAAGGGTCTGTCGTCGAACCCATCGAAGGAGGCAACTTCATTATTAGAGGGGTCAAGGATCCTGAGACCGGCGCTCAGAAGGATCTTCTATTCGATGAACGTTCGATGTCGTCAGGGGATATCGCCGATCTGTCGAAAGCCTTACTAGGCACAGGGGCAGCTTTCGCGGCACTCGCAGCACTTCCTGCCACCGCGACGGCCACAACGGGCATGGGTATTGCGGCGACGATAGCCCGGTTAGGGGTTATGGCTACTGCGTCTACAGGTGCCGCGAAGTCAGCAGAGGCTTTAGGGGAAGCCTCTACGGTGCTGGGCACAGGAGGTGGGCTGGAAGAACTTAGAGATGTCGGGAAACAGTCCTTGAAAGAACTCCCAGGGGAAGGTCTCTTCGATTTAGGTCTAGGTCTACTTCCGCTAGGGATGGGCCGCATGGTGGATAGAGCTGTAACGGGTGGCAGAGGGTTCGTTCAAACTCAAGGCATCGAGGCGATAGGTAGGATCAAACAAAAAACAGGCATCACGATACCTTTATCCGTGGGGGAATCTACGGGACGCCCTTTCATACTGAGAGCTGAGGGCATAACAGAGAAGACACCTGTAGGCGGCGGAATGCGGAACGTTTTCGTAGCTAGGCAGGAGCAGGCGATACGTGACGTAGAAAGGTATCTGCTAGGAGGTGAGGGTTTACCCCGTTTACAGGACGTGAACGCAAGAGCTTTGAGGTTGCTTCAAGAGCACACGAATTTGACCGACGAGAGGCTTTTGGCTGAGACTTTGGCGAACGTTAAAGCGGGTTCTGACTTCATTAAGAATCAGATTATGAGGTCGACTCCTTTGGCTCGTGTCTCTGTTGGAAAGCAGGCGACGGGGGAAGTGACCAGAGGGGCTTTAAGAGCTTCTCATGCAGCATTTCGAGCTAGAGCCGAGAAACTTTACGAGCCTATCCTGAGAGTTGATCCGAAGTTTAACGTAGCACCTATCAAGAAGCAGGTCGCAGAGATTAGGAAACAGTTCACTAAATCGACTATCCCAGAATCTAAGAAGATAGTAGATACTGGAATGGTAGGGGAACGTGGTGAAGCGATCACCAAGGAAGTCATTGAAGGAGGAGGGCGGGAACCTATTCCAGAGTTTATCCCTTCAGGTTTGAGTCGGACGCTACAAGGCTTCGACAAACTGGACGATGAAATACCTCTCTCGGAACTAAGAAATCTCAGAACACAGATTAACGATGCGTTAAGTGACGGTCAAATACTTGATGACGTTCCCAGTAAACGCTTGAAGGAGCTGGCAAGCTCCATCACGAGAGCCATCGAAGAAGGTGTTGACGCATTGCCCTCAGATAGTTTGAAGTTCAACCTAGAGAGAGCGAATAGTTTCTACCGGAACAATATTGAACGCTTTCAGGTAAAGGGTGTTAATGAGCTGCTTGCTACCTCCACACAAAAGAAGATCGGGCCTTTCCGCGTAGTGAATGAGGCGAGTCAAGACCCTGATCAGTATTTCCGATTGAAGGAGGCTCTCACCTCCGAGATGAAGGACCTTGAGAACCCTGAAGTCAGGCTCGCAGGATTAGCGGCTTTCGACACTTTAAAACGCTCCATCCTCGACACCCTAACGGGTAACGCGCTCGCTGGGTCGAATGTGATGAACGTCAAACGCTTCGCGGAATTGTTCTCGGGCCTCGAAGCGGAGATGGCAGATGACCTTCTAGGTAAAGGTTCTCAAGGGCTATTGAACGAAGCTCTAAGCCGAGGTTTGATAGACGAGAATGTGCCTATCGAAATGGCCTTGAAAGCTTTGCGAAAACCGGGAGCGACAGCCGACAGTTTAGAGCGAATGGTCAAGGCTTCTAAGAAGGAAAGCAGGATCTACAAAAACTCGATCGTTCAACGCTTAGTCAAAGGGAACATCGACGAAGGTAATGTTCGTGACTTCATACGTTCTGACGAATTCGTCGATAAATACCTCGACATCGGTAGCTTGGACGAAGTCGAAGAAGTCATGAGCATCATCAAACTAGATCCAGATCTCTATGAGGATGTTCAACGGCGCACGATCCACAAGATCTTTTTGGACGCCGCCAGAACCGTCCAACCTGAAGATACCCTACGTTCTCTCGATGCTGAACCCGAGAAGGTTCTTAAGTCTATCGGCATAGCGAAGATACTAGGCGACGAAAACACTCGTAACAAGCTCTCTAAGGTAATTGAGCCAGAGGCTATGTCTATCCTGGGTGATCTCGCAAGAGTTGCCTCGATGAGAGAGCAAAAGGATAAAGCTACCGATGCTGTTGGAGGCTTAGTCGCTGGAGGGCTTATGGCCGATATCATGACACTTAGCCCTAAGAGCTTCGGTAAGCACATAGGTTACGGTGTAGCAGCGGCCATATTGTCCAACCCTGTGACGAGAGCTATTGCTACGCGTGCAGGCAAAGGGGACAGAACTAAAATGGTGCAAGCAATGCTGATAGCTTCCCCTGTTCTACGAAGTCTCTTGATAGACGAGACTCCCGATGTGGCCACCTCATTAGGTATTATGGTAGGTGATTCAGTCGGTTTAAACGCACCTTCACCGGATGAAGGAGGCTTCGTCGAAGAAGACTTCACCGCTCAGATACTCTCAGGTCTACCCTCTCTCGAGGAACCGACAGGGGAAGCTGTTGCACCTTAGTTTACCAGAGTAGGTCGCCGGTCCGGAAGATCCCTCGTTCCTCTTTAGCCGTAGCTGAAAGACTTGCGTGGGAATTGTCCTCGATTGGCGGTGAGTAGACACCTGCGTAAGCAACGTCAGTTGCCCCTTTCCCAGCGTAGATTGCAACATCACATTTGCCGGTGATTTGTGACATATCGAGGCTCAGAGCGCCTAGGTGCATCACTCCGACATGACAGTCATACACATAGTTCTCGGTTCGACTCCTCTCGGATTGCATGAAGACTCCCACTTTGAAGTTACGAACGATGCAATTGGTGATCGAAGAGTGCTCTTGTATCTTACCTACTGTTGTTTCCTCGCTGACGACGCTCCCATAGGGTGTTCTCAACGTGCGTTGCCCGGGTAGTGTGTGCTCACCTATACCCACTCGAGGGTCATCAGAGAAAACCCCTGACACCGATATGTTCTCGATAGCGTATTCCGTCAAGTGACCTACCACAAGGATGCCTGAGCATCTACCTCCTGACACGGTCAACGAAAGATCTTTCACGACAGTCCCCTCTCTCCCAGTGGATGTGTTGTTATGATGATAGGTGCCTTGTCCACACAGAACGATACCTGGGTTGCTGTCACGCGAGAGTTTGTCGCTAGAGCCATGGAGTCGTTCGGAAGGAGTCTCTCGAAAGTCAACGTGAAGCTTGGTGAGATGTCTGCCTTGTCCTTTGAGTGTAATTCCAGGAGGCACGAAGAGAGTCGTCATCGCTTTAAGTTCACCTGCAGGTAGCACGATGCTGCCCAGACCGTTCTCTTCTTTGATGATGTGGTTGACGATCTCTTGAAACCTCGCCGTGATATCACGACCATTCTTGTAGATCTTCGCGAGTTCGGGATCGAGCCCTGCAAGAAAGTGATACTCCCCTGAAAAATTGCAATCGACCTTCCCTTGAACCAGCTTGGCCTGAGAATCAAGTAACTTATCCTTCTTCAAGTTCAGGTCTCTAAGTCCTCGCTTCAGTTCCTCGAGACCCTCTTCCATGTCGGAGAGGTCAGGTTGAGGACCGGCATCACGAGGGAAAGCCGAAGGCGCGACCGTGGAGTGTCCCTCTGGGATAGCTTCTCGTTGCTCGAGTGCCACGATGCGCTTCTCCAGATCTTTCTTGGCGGCTTCGAGTAAGGCGATTGAGCCCCGTGTCTGAAACAAATCGTCGGGGACTTCGATCTCGGAAGGGAGTGCTATGTTGATAGGTAGCTTCATAATGATTTTTGGATTGAAAGTGAGACCGAGGTGTTTCGCCTGAACCCGTCGATGGGCTAGACACCTCGGTCTTGTGTAACGTTGTATGAGGATTCGATCCGCAACTATCCAATTACGGACTCCTCTGTTTTTTGTAATGAACTCTGACGGGTAAAGTTTCAAGATACTCGAGGTGTTTCATAGGAGGGACAAACAATAAAAAACCTCCGTTACAGGATCTCCCTGCACACCATGCCCCGAGTATCAAAACCAATAACGGATAACGTAAGCGATAGTGAGCCATACAAGGACTACAGTGGTGAACGCATCTAATGTCTCGTCTCTTGTCATATCAGCACCTCGTCTTCCATGCCCCAATCGGAGCCTATCGTGCCCTCGGCAGGTATCTCGATCAACTGACCAGCGATCTCCACCTTGTTCTTGAAATACTTCTTGATCGCGACTTTCGCCCAAGCTTCATCCTCATCTCGAGCTTGAGCTAGCAGCGAATCATGGACACATAGGATAGGCTCAAGACGCATCTCGCCGCCCTCTCTCACGTTCTCTTCGTCGAACCATAGATTGAAGAGTGCCAGCTTGGTGAAATAGGTTGTGAAGAACTGAGGCATACTCGAGAGGGCCTCCTTCAATGTTGAGTTGTTAGCCTGCTTAACACCCTGACGCCACTCGGCCTTCCGCCCTTGGAACAATCGACGGTGCCCAACACCAGTATCGAGCCACCCTTGGTTAAGCAGGGCGTCACTCACATGGTTCTGCCACTTCTTCACGCCCTCCCAGCGGGAGAAGAACGCTTTCTGGAGTGCCTCGACATCCTTCTTCTTGAGGGTGAGAGGTGATGCCGAAGCCAGCTCCAGAGGTAGCGTGTGGAGGGAGTGTTTGAGGACTGTCTCGGTCATAACCTTCCAGCCCATTCCATAACTAGAGTTCCCGGTAATACTGATCTTGCCGTTATGTCTGACCATGAAGAAACCTGTCGAGGTGACAGGACAGTAAACCTTATGATCACGTTTAGCACTCTCTGAGAACTCGTAGAGAGAATCTAAATCCGCGTAGCTTCGAGAGTTAAACTTAATCGAATGCACTGTCGACCCGTAACCACTCGTTCTTACATCATTCCAAGTGTAGCTTCGCATCACTAGTTTACTCACCGTGGCTAACCAATCCAAGTGCTCTCTGTTAACCGCAGAGACCTCAAAAGAGTTAACATCTGTCCGATGACCGTCCCAATGAGCATGTTCCGTCAAAAATAACTCCAACGATTGGACGTTCCACGTCAGTAGATACGCACCTGCCTGTTTGTAAGGGTGCCACGTTTGAGCCACATCACCTTTCGTCGCAATGGTTGTCGTGCCGTCCTTGTTAAGCGTTATCCTGTAAGGTATATTCGCCTCGCGTAGCAGTTCTTGAATTCTCAAGATCTTACGTTGTTTCTTGAAATGCCAAACCACCTGCTTGTGACTTATCGTTCCGTCTGCTTGGAACGCGGCGATGAGTTGAACATGCTCCTTCTCTTTACCTCCAGTGTAACAGCTCGACATCGGCAAGGAAGCACCTTTGAATCCGTGCAACTCTTCCGCAGTCTTATGTTTTGCGTTCCCATTTGTGGTGTAAGGCAGTGTATGACAAGGTGTAACGATTTGCGATAAACTATTCCCTCTCAACCGATACATTTTCCCCTTGTGTTCGCCTTGGTAAACGTCTTCTGGCACTTCGAAAGAACTGAATCTCGTATGCAGATCGTAGATCATGATAGGAGTCCCTATCTGATACTCATCCAACCTTACCCAACCCCCCGGCGTAAGAACCTCATGATCACCCGTCACGCACCCATGCACCGCGGCTTTACAGGCAGGGTAGAGCCACTTAGGCATCTCGCCCGCTAGCTCTTTCAAGGAGCGTTTGATCTCGTCCCTCGTCATGCCTTGCACTTTCTCGGGTCCAAGATGAACGATGAGGGACAGAATCTTGGCAGGTTTGAGACCTGCTTCAAGGTCATGTAGCATCGTGGCATCCCCTAACCTAGCACACTCCGCTGCAACTGTCCAGTTGTCCGCACCCTCGAGGTCGAACTGATAGAGAGACCTACCAGGGTCTGCGACACAGACCCTCCGCAAATCCTTGTTCAAAGCCTGACGGTTCATCCCGGTCCCGGTCGGAGTCTTGCTCTCAGCCATTCTCCCCGTCTCCTTCACGAGAGAGATCGAAGCCCTGGCTCGTTGATCCTCGTCAAGCTTCACATTCAAGTCACTCGAGATCTTCCGAAGTCTGCGAATCTGTAGGCACCACAAGGCCCTCACGTCCTCCGTCTTCGCGTAGAGCTTAGCAAGAGCTTGCATACTCGACACGACCTTCTTCCCGGGGTAATTCGTAGTCCCCTCACCCGCTACGCGCCGCACGCGGTCCTTCTCTTCTTCGAAGGAGAACTGTCCTCGATCATTGACGAGCACCCGGGGCAATTCGCAGACAGTATAGAGAAACGTCTGGGCATCTCCGTCCTGTTGCGTAGACCCTACGTTCACCGCGACGCCTAACGCTTGACTCAGCTTCCCGAGTAGTGCCTCGCTCACGCCATCTTTACGGATCTCCGCGATCAACTTCTTAACTTCGATCCAGTCTTCTCGCTTTGACTTGAGTATGAACTCCTCGCACTCACTCAGGCGGGCAGGCTCCGCGTCAACGAGCTTCTCCTTCGTGACTGGCATAGGCAGATAGCGAAGTCCCTCGAGCTTCTCATCGAGCACCCCACTGAGAATCTCTGCTACCTCTGGATGCTCTAGTGTTAGCTTCCCGCCGCGCACCCACCTCTTCCCGTTGTGCTTCATGGGTTGCCATCTCTCGAGGGTCACGGTGGCTTTCTTCTTCATCTTCTTCGAGCAGAAGTTCTTCTTCACAATCTCGAGAACGTCCTCGAAGTCATTCTTCTTAGTCTCACAGTTAAAGGTAATCCCGCTCTCCACATCGATTAAGCGTTGAAGCTTCGCGATCTCGTCGTTGGCTCTGTTCTGCTCGGCCTTAGCTCTTCCTACGTCGAAGAGGATCCCTCGCAACATCATGTAGAGGACGGGGCCCGCTTGTAGATCCATGTTGAAACGATAATGTTTCTTTTGCTGTTCTGTCATCCTAGCTTGCTGCTTCTCCCAGCACTCGTAGGTAACGGCAGCATCGACACCGTTGTATTCCCAGAAAGCTTCATCATCCGCAAACTTCAAACTTCCCTTGCTCTTCTCCGGCTTGTAGTAAGGCTCATTTGTCAGGATCGAAGCCTGCGTGCTAAGGCCTTTCTTCATCTCAGGGTAAAGTTCCCACCAACCTAGGAGGGTGTCCTCCGTGTAGCCTTGAACGCAGATTCCGAGCCCAAACGCCAGAGCGTGGAAATCGTAAGATCCGTTTTGCGCGATCATATGAATTCGTTCATCCTCGACTACGTAACGGATATGCTCCCAAGCCACATACTCATCTTCCTCACTCCAATAGTTCGAGCCGTCATTGTGTGCAAAGGGCACGACGTAAGCCTTGTAGGCACTCTGAGAAAAGGAGACGGCAGTGATATTGTTCATCCAACCCTCGATATCGAGAGAGCAGTAAGTCCAATTCGCGTGAATCTCCTTCAGCTTCTCCGCAACCTCTTCCCGAGTTCGAAGGACGACAACATCTCTTTTCGGCAGCACGAGTTCTCGCGTCTTGCTCTCGGCCTTAAGCTTCTCCATATCGAACTGGAAATACATCTGCTCGCTAAAGTCCCTCAGAATCGTCTTCGGATGGAACGTTGCGAGACACTTCTGCCCCGGCCTGAATGTGCTCTCGAAGAGCGTGCCTCTCCAATGGTGGATACTCAACTTGGCAAAGCCCCACGGATCCACGTTCCCCCTCTTCATGACGTGCAAAGCTTCATTACCTAGACAGAGCACGATAGTCGGATCGAACTTCTCCAAGTCCTCTTCGAGATGAGCTAAACCACATTGAATCTCATTGTCCTCCCAATTCAAGTCCTCGAACAATCCACTCGCAGGGCGCACCCACGAAACATTACAGAGGAGGCATTGCGATCTAACGAGCCCCACTTTACCTAAACCCGATTCAAGAAGCTTCCCGGTCTCACCTATGAACAGCTTGCCATACCAATCCTCATCCTTACTCGGAAGATCCCCGACTATCGCGATCCTCGTCTCCCCGGTCGGCTCGATCATCGGCCACTCATTCGGCAATGGCCCCCCGAACTTCCTCTTCCCGCTCGAGGGGACTATCTCATCATCACTCATAGCTTAATCCTGTTGTCCCAAGTTCTTCATGTCCCAAAAGGCGGCTTGGCGCCCTTCTTAAAGTTTCCGATGTCCCGGGGGAACCGCCATTGACTATCAACGACAGCCGACGCCCCGTTGTAGTGGTCTTTAACCCTGCTCCAATCGTTGAGATACAGGTGAGGCTCTGAACCACTAACGATGCAACCTAGATCGAGATCGAGAAACTGATTCCCGAACGCCATCACATCCGATCCACCAACGATCAACCCAGCTTGCCCGTCTACCTGGATCGGCTCACCTAGCTTGGTGCCGAGGATGTTATTGCAAGTGATCCGGACCTTCCGACAGTTGTTGAGCACAATGCCAGCGTGAGTGTAGAGCATTGTGTTGTTGTGAATGTTGACGTTCAAGCCGCCCGTGAGATTCATGGCACTGGAGCCACCCTCAAATTGACAATCCTCAATAGTGACTTCTTTGAGCGTGTGTCCCTGGTTCCTTCGAGCCGTGATTTGACCAAACTTTGTCTCTAGCTCAACGGCGTTGAAGTGGTCAATCATTGGAGTCTTCCGGCTTCCCACTCCTGAGAAGTGGCAGTTCGAGATTTTGAAATTCGAACAATCCCCGAGAAGTATGATTGGCGACGATGCGTTGCGAGCGAATTTGATCCCGGCGACCCCCCCTGAGATCATCTGAAACGTGCCTTCCGATGTTCGAATATTCCCGACAACTTGCAGTTGAGCATGGCCCCGAAGCATAAGCTTTGATCCACCGTGGATGACGCCCCCACCAGCACCAAGCAGCGGCACACACTGCGGCAATTCAATCGGTTTCTCGATTCGCAGTGTGCAAGGAGGCAAGACAACAGGAATCCCGACAGCAGCAGAGCTTGCCCCCCACGCTCGCGAATCCCCTTGGAATATCGGGTAGTTAATACCGACTTCAGGCTCCCATTCTTTGTATTGCTTCATGACCCACCACCAAGACTTATCGATTGCGGCCTGGACATACTCTGAAGCGTCAATCTTTCCTGTGGCTATCTCGATCTCTTTATCCGGTGGGAACTCGTTAGCCACATTTATAGGGTTGCCGAAGCCTCTCGGACGCGGTTGCTCGCTTGGCTTGTCTTCACTGGAGACTGGCTGAATTGATCCGGCCCACTCTTGCCCAGTTTTCTCGTCTGTTCCTTGTAGTGTTATCATCTTAATCGTTCGTCATGTCAGTGTTTTTAGCAACGGCAGCAACGATCTCGTTCGCACAGGTGTCGCAGACGATACGCTCTTTGTCGTCCATCCCGTGCTGGTCGACGTCCCAAAAACTAACCCAATCATGCGGGTCGGCTCCTGGAATCGTTACATTGCACGCCTTGGCACACAGGTCACAGGTAACTTTTTCGAGTTTAGTTCTCATCTCACTTTGCTCTCTATAAATGGCCTCCCTGGCCTTGTTGTTTTGTTCGATCTGTTCTGGTGTTGTGGCTTGGTTCATGCACTCGCGTTAAATTGCTGACCAGGGCGGGAAACGAGCCCGCAATACCCTGCCGGGACTTATACACCTCAAACACGTTCGTTGAGGTAGGCGTTAGCTTCGCACTCTCCTAGCCGTCCTAAAGGTTTAATTCCACCGATCCCCTTTCAATCTACTCAATAGCCTCACTGCCTTGTATGCCCCTCGGAGCAACCATCGCGGCTTAACGCCCTGTTCCCGCATGATGCGAAAAAAGAGCTTGTCGGCTTCGCGGCGGGTGAATTGTTGACCATCTAACAAGCGAGCCCAATACCGCGTCCAGCCAGTCACTTCAAACTTCTGAACGACAACTCGCCCCTCAACGGAATGCAACCAATCATGCACTAACGGAGCCAGCTTCCCGAATCT